TAAATCGTTGTATTATACCCAAAAAGCGCTCCGATTTGTTGAATTAATAACAGTAATAACGAAAATGTCCCAAAAAGAAATGGCTTGTGTTTTAGACGTATTTTCCAGTTAATTTTCATATTAAATCGTTCCTCCTTTTATAATATAGGTCAACAATGCTCCCACTAGTCCACCAATAACTAATCTTAAAATCCAAGTTGTATTATCTTTAATTCCACCAATATCTTCTCTAATTTCCCTGATATTTGATTCAGCAACGGCTAAGCGAGTTTTCACATCATTCATATCATGTTCTAACTTCCCAATACGTTGTTCATCCATTAGTTCACCTCGGAAATCAATATAAAAGCCCTCACATCTACCTGTGAAGGCATAAAAAATAACGCTAAGCCTCTGCTTGCGTTTTCTGTTCATCCATTACAGTTAGTAACCCTGAATATTCATCATCTTTCAATTGGTTATTAGCATAAAAAACATTCACCTTATTTAACATAGCCTCATGCTCATAACGTTTGCGATCAATTAAAAATTTACATAGTTCATAGACTGACATTCTACATTCCTCCTAATAATTCACTTCTTGAAACTAGATATTCTGTATTAAGTAATGTTTTTGCCTGCATTTCCTCTAAAGTTGGTGTTGGTTCTATTGGTGTTGGCTCAGGTACAATTGGTTCAGTAAAATCCCTTGTTTCCTCGTCGTAGTCCCAGCCCTCTTGGACCTCTGGCTTGTCTGTAATGTCGACAATGTTAATGTCGGGCGCAAACTCTGGGGCTTCCTCTGCTTCAAAGACCCAATGTGCTTTACCCCATAATATTTGTGCGTATCGTTTCATGTTATTCCCACCATTCTATAATTAAAATACCGTCGCCGCCTTTGCCACCTACCATACCACCCACACTACCACCAGCACCGCCCGCGCCTATTGTTATCGCTATTGTGCTAGTAGGGGTAACGGTTACGGGTAGTTGCTGTACGTAGTTACCGCCACCGCCACCCGCGGCATAGGAGCCGTTTGCTTGGGCACAACCGCCACCACCCGAACAGCGGGCACCATCTTTACTAGGGTTTAAAGGTCCATACATACTGCCATAGCCCCCGCGATAGGGACCACTATCACCGCCATTACCTACGCCGAAAGTAGTATTCTGCCATGCTTGCATTGCAGCTTGACCACCTTGACCACCAGGTCCGCCAGGTTCCCCACCCGTAAGCGTTGTTACGTTAATAGTGGCACCCGATGTGCCAGCCCTACCACCACCACCGCCACTTAATGTCAGGATACTACCAAGACTTGTAGTACCTCCCGCGTTACCGTTGGCATACACAGTCGCATTACCTGCTGCAGCACCTCCACCCCCAGCACCGCCACCCGTAATTAGTAGTTCTGTTATGCCTGCGGGTACTGTAAAGGTATGGGAACCTGGCACGGTATACACTACACGTTTTAACTTTTTACCCCCACTTAAATATGTTTTAATACCTGTTGTCATGTAATCACATCCTCGTCAATGATAATGTATAGTCCGCCTTCGTCTTGACCAAAACGGAAACTTTGGCTGTTTTGCATATTTGATACTTGCGCTCCTAATTTTGCTGCTGTAGTAACAAGCGATTGTATAACACCGCCTAATTTGTCTGCATATTCAACTGTTATAACGTTCGTTGGTACTGATACACGATATTTCTCCTGTGGTATATAATCAACTGTATATACGGATGTGGGGTCAAAAAGGTTTGCATCTAATAATGCGCGTACAGACCCTGCAATGGCTACGTACTCGATTCTCCAGGTATAGTCGGGTTTTCCGTTTTTGTAGACCTGTAGAATGTTAGCTGTATTGTAAGCTAGTGGACTTTGTGTTCGTGTATTGATCTCGTAACGATCGTACAAGATACCTTCTGGTGTTGTCGTTTGGTAATGGTACGGCTTCGCTACTTCTCGTACGATACGTCCCTCGCTAACGACTAGCATGTTTTCGCCTTCCTCTAGCGTTAGACTTCTAGGAATTGCTACGATCTCTGACAACTTAGCAGATAGTAAGTATACCAACTTATAGGGTTGCCACTTACCATTTACCACGATAGGTTGCATTGGTACACTTCCTGCGCCTGTTTGTGTTGCGTTTTTAGCACGCCAGTATTTCGTACCCGTACCATTGTACATATGCTCATATTTGCCGTTTACCAACGTGCCCATTTCCCAGCCCATGAAATACGCTTTTATTTCGGCAGGTGTTGGGCTGTAGTTAGATCCCCAGCCACTGTCCGTGTTTGCGATAGACACGTATAAATTATCTTGTTCTATCCATGACCCGACAGCATCGACTATCTCGGTGTGTTTACCGATGTTTAGTAATGTACCGTTGTACTTGACTACCCACAGGTTTTCTCTATCACTAAAGAATTTTGCAACCCCTTTGATATTTATTAGCTTTCCGTTTGGTACAGTCTGTGCATGATACAGGGAATACGTTAGCTTCTCGCTGCCATCCAGCTCTATAGTTTCGTATTTCTTTGTTTTGACCAGCTGCCCCGCTGCGTCAACCTTTAACGACTCGCCTGTGTGCAAGGTCGTTTTCACGGTCAAGGATTCGCGTACTTGCGGCTTATACGCTGCTGACGTGGAGCCTTTGACCATACGCGGGTAAGACACAAAGCCATTAGTAGGGTGCGTGAACAGTATAAGTATGAAGTAGGCGTCGGCGGGAACTGTAAACGTACAGTTCATATTCCCATTTTGTACCGTGCTTTCTTCGAATAACATAGTAAGCTGGTCAGCTCCCCAATGACTCCCTTTGTTTGTTGATATTTTTACCTGGGCGTTACGTGTACAAGCAAATGTATATTTTGTACCAGGAATGACAGGTACTAATACCCTCATATGTGTACCACTTGTTGACGTAGCGTTGACGTTTACGGCGTCAATTGCGCCAACGTTCAACCAGCCAGGGGTGTAAACGTCCCCGCCCATATTGAACGCGGGTATCAAGTTGTCTCGAATGTTTTCAATTGTCGGGTTTGTAATACCCTGCATATTTGCGACGAATGGTAACGCCTTAGTTCCTTCGTATAATGATATGTTTTTAAACGTATACACCCCATTATCTGCGCCACCTGAACCCAGATAAATTCTAATGGAGTTATGACCAGGTGGAACCGTAAACGTATAGGTTGACGGAGTATCTGAACCTTTCAATACTGTTTTACCGTCGCCTGTCCATACAGTAAACGCTAATCCTAGGTTGCATTCCCCGTGTAATGTATACTGTGTGTTTTCTTTTACGTTAATTTTGACGTTGCTATCTTGTGCGGAGCCGGTAACATTTAACGTTAGTACGTTGGGTGCTGTTACTGTGGCGTTCCCATGCAATGACCATGCACCACTATTAAACAATGGAACGTGGTTAATGATAGTACAACCCTCTAGCCCTACCACAGAGCAAAGGGTTTTGACAGGTGCATTAATTTCATTCGCTCCACGCTCTAAAATTTCAGAAATGGGCTCATGAAAACACAAACTTTCCACTATGTCATTTAATTCATGTTGAATTTCATTAACTGCACCAACAGTATCCTTTTTATAATCTGTTTCCAGCTTACTTGTATCACCAATTCGTGAATTGAGATAGTTAAACTTTTTGTCTACATACTCCTGACTAGCAATAATCACAGTAGGATCAATATTTAACTTAACAACATTGGCGTTATTTGTTTCGATAACAAAATGAATTATGGTTTCTTCTGCCACACCCTCAATTAGTTGTGGTTTGTATTTTTCAGGATATTGGCCAACTGCAATCAAAAATCCTTCGTTATCAAATACGCCAATTTCACGTATAGTAAATCCTCCGACAGTTACTGGAATAACTGCCTTAACAGTAATCCTGTTGTTATTTTTCGGATCAATTGATACGTCAACAACAGGCCCCCTCCATACTTCATTAACTAGAGCTGTTTGGTTTTGCGTGGGTACATAATGTGCACCGTTTCCATCACCCAGTGCGATATTTTCTAAACCTACTTTTGATTGGGTAACTTGTGCATTTGCTATTTTAGCTAGCCCGATATTGGTGATTAATGTTCCATATTGTGCTTGAACCACAATATCACTCCTTTCTTAAAATGGTGTAAGAGTAATTGTCGATGCTGTTTGAACACCTACTAAACTATTGCTTTGTGTATAAGATTCTAGATTATCGATATTCATTGGGTATAAAGTTATCTCTGAACCTGTTGAGAGGTAACTTGGCAAGAATAAATTTGTCATCAAACGTCTTGCAACTTTTAAATCCATATTTAATGGAATAATCTGTTCAAGTGTTAAATCAATTTCTCTATTTAAAGTGGCATCCGTCGCATCAAAAACAAAAGTGGTTGTACAAATTTCAGCATCTAAATATTCTTCAAAATTTGAATGCCCTACTAGTTCTGTTAGGATTTCATGAACCTTTCTTTGAGTAACCGGTAACCTCGTTGACTGTCTTACTATTAATCGTCGTCTACGGAAATCTAATGACTCTGTTGAAGGATCGGCAAGAATATCATATCCTCGCTCACGCATTTGTAAGAACTTTTCACTGGCTGTCATAATAAATTGTTCGATTTCTACTTGTTTACGTGCGACATCCAAATTGTCTAATTCAACGGCTACTGTCTCTGTAAGTTCATCTGTTTCTTTAATGCCATCATAAATATCTGGCAAATTTCGTGCGACTCGATTATCAAGCATCCAAAATCACCGTCCCAAGTACAGGAACTTGATTGTGAGCTAAATTGAAATTACTTTCTTGTCCATTAATTGTTGATTCCAATACATCGCCAATTCCAACAATATCTAGCAATCTAGATTCGATTTGTAGCTGCCTAACAATTATAAAATTCGCATTTTGCCAATCTTTTCTGAGTGAAAAGAAATAATCTCTAATTGCATCTTCCACCTCATTTTGAAGTTGCCCTATTGTCACATTGGAGATGACTAATTTTAAATAAATATCAGTAGTAACTGTTTCAATTCCACTCACCGTTACCCGATGACCATATGGAGCAACTCCTAGCCCTTCTCCACTATTCACAACTGGATCTAATATCGTTTGCACTTCCTCAATTAATGAAGCTGTTGGAGGGTTAAAATCTGAATTAATAATGGTTATTCCGACTGTACCTCCACCTGCTGGAGTACGATATGGCTTAACACCTCCAACACCATGAATGCTCATAACTTTTTGGATATAATCATCCCGATTGCCTCCATACGGTATTTGCTTTCGAGTGAGGAAAAAACGTCTACGGAAATCCTCCGTAGGCTCTTCATCTTCACCAGGTATGAATAGCTCTGTTAGTTCTGCTGTCTCAAGACCATCAATGTATTCAATTGGAATTAAGGCACCGAACTGTGTATTACCGATCACGCCTGTTGTCTCGCATTGCATTTCATAAACACCTGGAGCAATTCGCTGGATGGCTATATAATCTAATTCGCCAAGTGAAAATCGAGACCCAATAGGAATATCTTTGCTGAACACACCTTTCAATATGGCATTGGTTGCTTTATAAGGATAGACACCGTATTCTTCTGCTCTTTTTATTAAATTTGGACGGGATGCTGTTTCAGGAAATGTCTCTAAAATAATACTGTCTAACGCTATATACATCTCTTGAAGTTCTTTCGCTGTCATTGCTCCTGTATCATAGATAATGGCACCTTCCCGTTTATCTACATCATTACTGATTCGCTCTAACATACGTTCAACAATCACTTCAAAGCTTTGATGCTCAAACATTATGCAACCACCACCTCTTTTGTAACTTCAATTTCTCCCACAATCGTATGAGCTGTTAATTGAACATATACTTTATGCTTCACATGACTAAAAGAAAAAGCATCAACACTATGGATGCGATCATCTTGTGTTAATGCTTCTGTTATCAAACTTTTTAGTTCGCTATACACATAGGGTATAGGCTGGCCGAACAGTTTTGCTATTTCAGCACCGTAATTCCATGAATAAATTAAATGGTCATAACGCTCTGTACTTAACGCTTTATATATAGCCTGTTCAATGGCTTCTCGTCCATCTGCATAGCCGATAATGCGCTTTCGTTCTAAATCCAGTTTGTAGGTACGAGAGGGTTGAACCATTTCCTCAAAATCTGCTGTTAATTCTTCTTCAAATCCATTTTGTGGAATCATCAAACCACCTCTTTATCTATGATTAAAAATTGTTGTCCTCCATGAACACGGAACATCGTCACTTTGTCACCTTGTTTTAGGCCGTTATAAACTTTATAAATCTGCTTAGTTCCACCATTCACACTCATTTCTACCTCATGATCCATTACAGCGCGAGTTAGTTTTAGGTGTTCCTCTCTAAGTGTCAACTTTTGATCAATTTGGACTTCTAATGGGTTTATACTTAAAACAGTGCCATAAACAACCGTAGTGAGCTTTTGAGCATTGATAACACCCAAAACTAGCTTTTGGATTTCTTTTAATATGTCCTCCATACTATGCAATGAAATCACCACCAATCAATTTTAAATCCATGCGATGATCAGACTCTTTGAAGGTATGCCTCACTGTTTCAACCATCATGAAGTTGGCCACAGTTAAGTCTCCAACGTACAACTGAACAGCTACTTGACTACCACCTCGTATAATTGGATTTCCAAATACTTTATTGATGTGTAACTTTCGTGTTTTTTGGTTATAAAGCTTTAACATCCCATCAGCTTTAGCTTTGCCGTTATCCTTTTCTCCAAGGTTATCAGTTAGTTGAAGTACACCCCATTGATTAATATGGCTTCCATCTTTAACGATGTAAACATCACGCCTACCTGTCTTTTTATTCTCGCGCACTAATTTAATTTTGTTGTACGTATTTTCATCAATGGATGTCGTGTATTCAAATGACTCACCTGATTCTTGATCTATCAACAAATCTGTTTTAAGTGTCCTAGCTTCACGTAAATTCAAAGCTCCGAAGTCATCATATAGTACATATAACCTTTTAGTATTGAGGGTTGTTTCAGCTAATGCATTTGCCATGATGGTAAAAAGCTCTTGGTTATCTTCGACCATAGAAGGAATAACATGCTTTGTATTATCTACCGTACCAGTCTTTAACCTAAAATCTTTTGCAATCATTTGAAGTACTTGGGCAGCCGTCTTTTTAGAATACTCATACGTGTTTTTATTTTTAAAATAGCGCAGCTGATCGTAGCAAGTAACAGTGATAACCCTGTTATTCGTACGTTTCTTGGTAAAAACAAATCCGTAAAATATCTTGTGACCGTCATATTCGAAACGAACTGTATCACCCTCATGAAAACTAAGTACATCATCTTTAATCACATTGAACGTTAATTTACCTGGTGTACCTTTCCAGTGTGTTTCCCATACAATTCCTTCCTCTACAGCACATTCATACATTTGCCCTTTACTCGTTATATACAATTGTGGTTTAGCCAAGTTTTATCACCTGCCCTGCTCTAATGACGTTAGGATTACTGATATTATTGATTTTTGCTAATTCGGTGTATTTAGAGCCATCACCTAAATACTTCTTAGCAATGGCCCACAATGTTTCGCCTGATTTTACAGTATGTGTTTTTGGTGTTTCTTTGCCTATTGTTGGCCTTTTCTGCTCTACCACAGCTTTAGTTGCCGTCTTGGATGAAGATGTACTATTGGCTTTTGTAGCAGCTTTCAAATTGATTTTTTTATTACCATAATCTCGATACTGCTTTAACTGGATTCGTACATTGACATCAAAGCCGTTTTCAGCAGATTCTAATATTTCATAATCTTCAAGTGTCACGATCATATCGGTGTCAAAAAGTAGATTGCCATTTGGCATCATACGATTAACAATAAACTTAAAGGGTTTGTCGGAGTTTTTTAATTTCTTTAGTTTATCCAGATAAAATGCCGCTGATTGAAAACTACTCGGATAAACAGAAAACGGATATTTGACGTTTGGGAGTAATACCTCAAAATCTATATTCGTTAGCCCAGTTTTTTTTATGACATTTACTTCTCCTTCATTCATTAACACAGTAGTTTCGTTTCTTCCATTAATCTTCAGAGATAGTTCAGAAGGTG